ATCTACAGTACCGCTAATATCGTAGCTGTCACAGCCAAAAGCGCCCAAATGATCGTTGCCAGGGTGTTTGCTTCCATTTTTTATTGTTATTCTATTTTGTAAAATAGCTGGTGGCATCCAACTTATATTAAATCTACCTTTTGGATCTGGGTAAAATATTACTTTACTATCTTTTACGCCATTAACCCATTGAAAATTACCAACACTTAAAGCTGGTCTTACCTCTTCATTATAATCTATTTGTTCGTATATTTTAACTAAATTAAATATACTATTTTTTGCTTCATCTCTAAATGCATGCTCTTCAGTTCTTGGAAACTGTCTGTAAAACTCATTTAATGCATCTTGATCTTGTTTTAAACCATCAGCTTCATTTTGCCAATGATCTATAATGCCATAATCAATTAATTCTCCGTCTGGTCCGTATACATCATTATCTGGATTATTAAAGACTGGATTTCCGTGTTCATCAATAAATCCTTCGTAGTTCCACTCCATTGGGATAAACAAAGAATATAAGCCAGACTTTGTTTGTCCATTACGATTTCGTCTTGATACATCTGAGTCATTGTATAGTTTTTTAAAGTTGTCTCCACCTTTATCAAGGGCGTTGGAAGTTGAACCCATCATACACTTACCTACTATTCTACTACCTAATCTTAAACATGTTTTTGTAACTCGCCAATTGTTTAATATATTATCAGGTCTTTCCCACTTTCCACTTTCATCGTGTACTAGTAGATTAAGCTTCTCTCCGTCATAACTGTTATCACCTGTATTTTTCCAATCAATAGTAGTATCAAGTCCAACCAAGTCTTCCTGCTTTTCATTAGCAGTAATTTTTTTACGAGTGAACTTACTCGCAGGAACACGGTAAG